CTCTTTCTTAATAGTAGAGGAGGAAGGGTTTTTTCCTTGGCCAATCTGGGTGGAGCTTCTCCCTACAGTTAATACATGGGAGCAAGGCTTTCAAATATTTATTTGTGGGACACCTTCAGGAGAAAGAGAAAACAATGTTTTATATTTTGCTGATGAGGTTTCTACTCAATATAGTAAGCATAGAGTGTCTGCTTTGGATAATCCTAGATATACTGAAGATTCCAAACAAAGAGATATAGAACAGTATGGAGGAGAAGACTCTGACGACTATAGAAGATTAGTTCTAGGAGAACATGCCTCACCAGTAGTTAGATTATTTAGTAGAGATACTATAGAAACTGGTAAGCAGAGACTTTTTTCTGCTACTCTTAGTGCTGGAGAGTTAGAAGAAGACCCCACTAAACTTCTTAGATTATTTGATTCCCTTCCCAGGAAAACCTCTACTGTAGCTGTTGGAGTAGACCTTGGTTATATTGACCCAACAGTTATTTCTTTATTTGAACTTGTTAATGATGCATGGCTAAATTTTGCTAGAATTACCTTAGAACATATTAAGTATCCTAAACAAGTTACTTTTTTAGATAGACTTGATACGATGTACGAATTTTCTTTTCTAGCTATTGATGAGGGACATTCTGGACTAGCTTTCTCACAAGAACTAACTTCAGAGCGCTTTAAGCATAAAGGATATATAAATAGAATAGTTTCGGTTAATTTTGGATTACCAGTAGAAATTGGTACAGATTTAGACGGAAACGCTATTAAACTTTTAACGAGAACTTTAGCAGTAGAGAAGTTAAGAAGTTTGTTAGACAGCCATAAAGTAGTTTTCTCAGAAACAGATGAGAAGTTACTTTCTGAATTAGAAAGAGTAGAAGCAGTCAAGAATCCTTCAGGTAAAACTGTATACAGAGTAAGAACTCCTGGGGGAAGTTTAAGAGGTGAAGACCACATATTTGCTTCCCTTCTTTGTTTTGCTTATGCTCTATATATGAGAGAGGATTATGTCTCTAGAGAAAAGAAAATTAATCTATTTGGAGGGCGTTGGTCAAGAAGATGACAGAAGAAATTGAAAACATAGATAATAGTGACCGACTAACTAAAGTAGTAAAATCTTCCTTACGAAGAGCAAGAGCAACAGAAGATTTTAATCCTTGGGGTTATGAAATCTTTCCACAGTCTACTTCTAGAATGGATAGATTTGAAATGCCTAGGAAATGGCATGACATTATTAAGTTATGCTATTATTTCTACGAAAGAGAAGGCATAGTCAGGTCAATTATTGATAAGCAAGTAGAGATAGGTGTCAATGGAATCATGGTAACCTCAGAAGGGATGCCAGAGGAAGAAATTGCCCTCTATAAATACGTTGGAAATGATTTATTAGAATTTATTTCAGTCGCAGCTACTGAGTATTTTATATCAGGGCTAGTAATTCCTGACGTTGTTTGGGGAACATTATCAAAAGATATTACAGGCTTTAGTAAAGACTATATAGTGCCTGTAGATGTTTGGGTAAAAGACCCCTCAAAAGTAGAATTAAAAGAAACTCCTCTTCCCAATCATGTAGTTCCCTTATGGACTATCTCTGGGGAAGAAGCAGAGTTTATAAAGAATAAAGGTAAGTATAGTGATGGCACTGAAGATTTAGAAACTTATGAAACTCTTAAAGAGAATTTTCCTGAGTTTGTTTCGGATGTTCAGAAAGGAACAACTAAGTTTCCTTTACAAAATAAATATATTATTAGACGCAAACCATTACTAAGAAGTCCTTATCCAGTACCATACTTAATGGCAGCATTAGAGCTGCTCCTCCACAAGCGGAATCTACGAGCTATGGATTACGCTTTAATTAGCAGAGTAATAGATGCTATTCTTCAAGTCAAAGTAGGCAATGATACATACCCATTAACCTCAGACGATGAAGATATTTTAGACGATTTGGAGAACGAGTTTAACTCAAATTCTTCTGCAAATAATAAGCAACGAGTTTTTCAATTATTTACTAATCATACTGTAGAATTAAATTGGGTAATTCCTCCATTGGAGCCATTACTTAATTCAGATAAGTATGATGAAATAAACCGAGAGATTTTATATGCATTGGGTTTTCCAAGATTCTTAATTACTGGAGAAAAAGAGAAATCTAATACAGGCAGTTCTAGCTCTGCTATGCTTTCACCAGTGAAGTCAATGAAAGCCCTTAGAAAAGATTTTGAAAACTTTTTAAGACAAATCTTTTTTGATATGTCTATAAGAAATTCATTTTCAGGTGTTCCTGCCGTTTCTTTCGCACCATTGAATTTGATGGAACTCTCTGACTTGTTATTGATTTCACAAGGGTTAGAGACTTCTAAGATAATCTCGAAAACAACTCTTGCTGAAATAGCTGGATTTGATTATGATACAGAGCAACTTCTTCGAGCTAATGAACTTGCTAAACATGAAGAACTGTTCCCAGCAGGAGATACTTTTAAAGAAGACATGGAAGTGAAAAAGACAAATGAAGAAAATAATTCTGAATAGTACTATTAAAATAGTTTCCAGGTCTGAGGCTTCTTTAGAGAATCCTAACATTAATATTGTTAATTTTGTTTTAACAGATGACAAACCTAATGGGAATGGGGTTGGTATTAAGAGAGAAGATTTTATTTCTTTCGCTCAGTCGGCAGTTTTTATGCCAATTAAAATGGTTGCAGGAAAGATAAGCGACCACTTTGGTTCCAGACCTATAGGAGCTATCACAGAAGCAGAAGTAAATGACAATAGAGTTCTAGGAAGCGGTGTAGTGTGGCCTGAAGAAAATCCTGGAGATGTAGCTTTACTTAGAGATAAAACAAATAAAGGTGAAGCGCAGATTTCCTGGGAAATAGCATACGAAGATGACGAAATTGATGAGGAAGGAATAGTCTGGTTACAGGGGCCTAAACTTTTAGCAGCTACTTTAGTAAAAAATCCTGCTTATGAAGGAAGAACTCCTATGACAAGCTTTTCTAGTAATCATGAGATTAGTGAGGAAAATAATATGAATGAAGAAGAAAATGTAGAAACACCAGAGGTTCTTGAAACCCCTGAAGTAGTAGAACCAGAAGTTCTAGAAACTCCAGAAGTTGAAACAGAACCAGAAATTGAAGAGGAAGTAGAAGAACCAGAAACTGAAGAAGAACCAGAGATTGAGGAGGAAGTTGAGGAAGAAGAAAGTCCTGAGCTTCTAGCTTTGCAAGCAGAATTAGAGGAATTACGTAGATTTAAACGCTTCACAGAGCGTTCAAAAATAGTTACTGATACTCTAGGGGAACTGAAAGAAAGTGACCTTAAAGTAATGGTAGAATTAACAGATAGTCAACTTAAAGTCGTAAAGAAACTTGTTTCCTCAAAGAAACAAGATGCTTCGCTGAATATTCTTCCTAATATTCCTATTGTGGAAGAAGAAAAAGATGCTAAAAGCATCCTCAAAAGAGCACTTTCAGTTGAGAATAAATCGGAGGATAGATAAATGCGTATTAATAGATATTTAGAAATTTTTGGCGGAGTCACATTAGAAGCTATGGGAGAAGGCAGATTTGCTTTCCTTGGCAATTCTAGTGAAGACGACGTATATGGTGTCAAAGTTCCCTCTACAGCAGCTGAGGCTCTTTTGGCAAACGTTTGTGTAGCATGGCCTCCAACTAACATCAATCCGCCATATTACACACCTATGCCAGCTCTGTCACCAACTTGGGCTTTGCGGAATGGTTTTAATCAAACTGCTAATGACCCATCTGATGTGGAACTTTCAATGGTATACCCAGGTCTTAGGGATAGTTCAACTATTCCATCTGGGACATATGTAAGATTGTTTCCTTACCATTCTGTAGTTACTCTTACAAGTGGTAACTTTGTGGATAGTGCAAGCTATGCACGAGGTGTTCGTGTAAGTATCGTTTGGTCAGGTGATAATGCTGGACAGCCTCAATATGATGCTGATGGCACAATTGCCCAAGTAGAGGATTACGATTCCTCAGCTCTTACATTAACCCTGAGAATACTTTAGGAGGAATAAGAGATGACTAACGAATTAAACAACGAACAGGTAAAGAAAGCATTAGCCTCTCTCTCAAGAGATGAAGCTACTCGACATGAATTGGCTGAAGTTATTATTGACTGGATTAAACCCAACCATATACCCACAGACTTAATATCCTTGTTTTTGGATACTCGTAGGTTAATGCCTGGAGATATGCTAGTTAAGAAACTTCGTAAGCCGCACATCAAGGTACGTAGATTTGTACCTGGCACTGTGCATCTCGCGGACGAGATTGAAGTTACAGACCGGATTAATTATGTCTTAGAAGGACATATTGTGAAGGCTATGTGTAACCTCTGGGAACTCGAAAAAGGTGAGATTGGTTCAGTAGAAGAAATCCGTGCAGAAATGACTGGGAAACTGGTTGATTTCTATGCCGGGAAAGTGTTTGCTCTGCTTAGTACAGTTTGGACGGCAGCTAATACTGCAAGTAATTATGCAGAGGTTTCTACCAGCTTAACTAAAACAGCTCTAGATGCAGCGATTGATGAAATCAATTACCGCACTGGTAGTGTTAAAGCTATTGTTGGTTTAAGAAGTAAATTACTTCCGATTACAGATTTTGCAGGTTATGGAACTTATGATTCTGCTACACAATTCTCTGACCCAATTTTAACTGAAGCTTTACGCTCAGGTTGGATTGGTCAGTATCGAGGAGTAACAAACATTATAGGTCTTCCCCAAATTTGGGACAACCCTGAAGATAATGATACAATGATTCCAGAAGATTATATCCTAGTTATTGGACATAATGCTGGTGAGTTCGTTACTTTTGGTGAGCCAAAATGGAAGGAATATACTGACATGGTTCCAACGCCGCCTTACTTTATACTTGAAGCATGGCAGCAATGGGGCTTAGTTGTAGATAAAGCTGAAGGCGTATACGTCATAAAAATCGTATAGCCGGAATAGAGTATAAAAAGGATTTTATAGGGGAGGGACTAATCTTCCCTCCCCTAATTTTATTTAGAAAATATATGGAGAAAAAATGGAAAGTCTATCGAATAATATAGTATCAGCAATTATGTTGGCCCAAGACAAGGGAGAACCAGAGCGCGTTTATAGAAAAGCTATTGTAGGTAGGGTTGTAGCGAGAGTTATTGACCCTTTTTCAGGTGGGCGAGCAGATGTTCTCATTCAGGGAGTACCAGGGAAAGAAGACAATTCTAATTTAGAAATTTCCCTTTGGACTCCATTTGAAGTCAAATACTTTGAGCAATACAATAAAGGTCTAATTGAGAACGGAAGTCTTGTTCTAGTAGGTAGCAGGTCAGAATTTGAGGTTAGTCACGCTAATGCTCTCTCTGACGAGCAGCTTGAAGAAGTTGCAAAAAGTCCGTATTTTTCTTTGCTAAAGACACTAAAAGAAATAACTTCCGAAACAACTCTGCAAAGACTATTACAAACAGCTAAGGATATGAATAGAACTTCAAAGACTCTTCAAACTATCCAGCTAAGACTAGAGGAAATTCAACAACAAGAAGGTTAATTTATGAGTGATTTAACTTTTCTGGTAGAAAGTTTACGTAATTATATTGGAGATATTTCTTCTCCATATAGATTTACTGACGATGAATTAGAAGTTGGTTTATATACAGGCTTAGATATGCTTCTAAGCAGACTTCGTTTTAAATATACTATTGATGAATCAGATGCAATTACTAGAACTTCTGGAAGTAAATTTTATCAAGACTCACCTCCAGTAATAGAACATGCTGACCAAGCGTGTATAATCGTTCAAGCAGCTATTGTTCTTAAATCCGCATCTGCATGGGACGCATCTTGGGATGTAGCGTCCTGGAAAGACGATGAAATTTCATACTCCAATATCCAAGGAGCTAGGTCTAAAGACCAATCTATTGCTAATGATTTGAAATTATTAGACGACTTATTAAAGAGAAGACTTCTTACAAGTAAACTTTCTAAGATGCCAGGTTTCCATTCCCCTCTTAACACTATAGAAAATATGTAGGAGAAATAAATGACAGAATTATATGTTTTAGACGCAAATACTAGCGAATTAGTATTATTAGATATTCCTACAGCAGCAGGCCTTGAAGAAATAACCGCTACTGTATCTGGAGAAATAGTTTTAGGAGCTGGTACTAATGTAGTTGGTGTTGTTGGTTTAGATACAGGCGCTAATGTTATTGGTAAAGTTGATTTAACTGCTAGTGAGCTTCACATTGGACAGATTGGAGGAGAGGGAATTACTATTCCTCAAACTCCCACCATTTCTGCTGCTGGCATTTATGCTGCTGGGGATGCAGTAGGTGGATTACTAACCTTTGCTAATGCAGGTAGAGTTTCTGGTGGGGGTGGCGTTATCAAGAACATGATAATTGTTGATGATGACAGTGAGAAGGGTAGCTTAGAGCTTTGGTTATTTAATCAAACTTTTACGCCAACCGCTGACAACGCTGAATTTACTGTTACTGATGCTGACCTTGAAAACTGTATTGGAGTTATTACTACAGTTAATGGAGATTGGTTCTCTGCTGCGGATAATAGTGTGGCTGATGTAGAAGTAAGCAAGCGGTATGACCTTACTGGCACATCAATGTTTGGACAATTAGTAACACGCGGAACGCAAGAATACACCGCTGTAACGGATTTAACAGTCAAAATAGCTTTATTGCGAGATTAATCTATGGCAATGAATATTGGTACTAGACGTACATTATTAGGTGGCGGGAAGC